CAGGCACAGGTGATTTAATAGCTGACGGACACATTCAAGGTAATAATTGGACGGATGTTCCTGTAGGCTCTAACATTTGGTTGCGTATTGGGTAATATTAATAAACTTCAACAGGATAAATTATGAGCAGAACTAAAGTAAGTGAATGGTCAGCAACCGCTGCATCAAATACTGATATAAATGGTATCAATATAAATGAAGGATGTCCGCCCTCAACCCTCAATAATATGGGCAGAGAGCTCATGTCGCAAGTTAAGAAATTTCAGGACGGCTCTAGTCTTGACAGCTTAACTAATGCTGGCACACTAACTTCTTCAGGAACACTTGCAGTTACAGGAAATTTAACACTAGATGCTGCATCAGGAACTTCAGGACAATACTTAACATCTGCTGGTAGTGGGGTAACGCCAACATGGTCTACATTAACTACCTTTGTAAGCGGTATGATTATGTTATGGTCTGGCTCTACAGCCTCCATCCCTGCTGGATGGTTGCTATGTAACGGAACAAGCTCAACACCCGATTTACGAGATAGGTTTGTTGTAGGAGCAGGCTCTACTTATGCAGTAGATGCGACTGGCGGTAGTGCAACTGCTGTAGTTGTCTCTCATTCACATACTGCAACGGTAACGGACCCTGGTCATCTACATGGAATAGCCTACTCTGGGACACTAGGTTTTAGTGCAGGTGGTGGTTATGGTGGTACAGCCTTTGGTGGAGCAGTCAATAAGTCAACTGCATCTGCAACAACAGGAGTTACAGTAGCTAATAGCGACTTTGGTGTTAGTGGTACTAATGCTAACTTACCTCCATACTATGCTCTTTGTTATATCCAAAAAACATAAAAATGAAAATATGTTCTAAATGCAATATTGAAAAGCCAAAAACTGAATTTTATAAAGAAAATAGAAGTAAGCAAGGAGTTCAGTCAATGTGCAAATTATGTTTTAAAAAATGGCAGCAATCTAATCAAGGTAAAATATCAGCAAGAAAAGCTCATTTATCACAAAAATATAATATTAGCTTGCAAGACTATGATGATTTATTATTAATGCAAAATCATTGTTGTGAAATATGTGGCGAAAATGTAGAAAATTGTGAAAAAGGTTCAGGAAACCGTTTAGCTGTTGACCATTGTCATAATACAAATAAAGTTCGTGGATTATTATGTTCGGCTTGTAATATTTTATTAGGCAAAGCAAAAGATAATATTTCAATATTGCAATCAGCAATTAACTATTTAACAATAAAGAGATAATATGCCAACAAAAAGATTACAATTTACAGATTGGTTGCCTGACCAACCATCTAACGCTGGCTCTATTATTGATGCTAAAAATGTCTATCCAGTATCTGTTGGATATGCTCCATTCACTAGTGCTGAAAATTATTCTGGTGCTGCTAGTGAAAACTTAAACTCGGTATTCGTTGCCAGATATGGTGATGATGTTGCGGTATTTGCTGGCGGAGCAACCAAGTTATTTAATCTAAACAATACCACTCTCGCTTTAGCAGATGTATCTAAAGCTGGCGGATATGGTGGAACTGGTATATGGAAATTTGAGCAATTTGGTAAGGTAGTATTAGCAACTAATAACTCTGAAAAGATACAAGCATGGACAGTAGGTGTGTCAACTGTATTCGCAGATGTTGCAGCTGCTGCTCCTATAGCTAAAGACATTGCTATTGTGAGGGATTTTGTATTCGCAGGAAATCTTGCAGGTGGTACAGATACTAACAAGGTGCAATGGTCAGATATTAACGATGAAACAGATTGGACTAGCGGTACTACTTCTCAATCAGATTATCAAATTATAGCCGATGGCGGAAACGTACAAGCTATTACAGGCGGTGAGTTTGGGTTAGTATTCTTACAAAGGGCTGTATTACGAGCTTCCTATGTAGGCTCACCTTTATTCTTCCAGTTTGATACTATATCAAGAGGGCTAGGCTGTTTAGAAGGCAATTCAGTGGCACAGTATGGCTCTGTAAGCTTCTTTCTCTCTGATGATGGATGGTATTCAACAGACGGACAAACTATCACTCCTATAGGCTTGGAGAAAGTAGATAGGTGGTTTTTTGATGATGTCCTTCTAGCAAGTATTAATACTATGAGTGTTGCTGTTGACCCTATTAAAAATTTAGTGGTATGGAACTATGCTAACAATGCTGGAACAAGAAGTTTACTTATCTATAACTGGCAACTCCAGAAATGGACAAGAGGAAGCACTGTTTCAGATGTTGTAGGAACTATTGCAACCACAGGAACAACACTAGAAGGCATTACTAGCGAATCTGATGTAGCAGCAACAGCAACAGTTTCTGGTAAATCTTATACTATTGTCACGCTTAATGACGGTATTGGCGGTGCAACAACCGACTTTACTCTTATCGGTGCAACAGCAAATACTGTAGGTTTAACCTTTACTGCAACAGGCGCAGGTGCTGGAACAGGAACAGCTACCGATATGGTAGCAGCAGCCACAGCAAGTACAACGCTAGAAACATTAGTTGCCTCACTAGACTCAAGACTGTTTGTTGGTGGTAAGATTTTATTTTCTGGAGTCATCACTGATAAGATTGCCATTTTTACTGGCTTACCAATATCACCAGAGATTGTTACTACTGATGTTGAGGTGGGTTATAACAGCGTTGTAACATTAGCCAGACCACAGATAGATAATGGTAGTGCAGATGTTGCAGTTGCTAGTCGTAGAGAATTAAATGATGTCGTTATATTTAGTGATGATGTTACTACTACATCAGAAGGCAGGGCTAACTTAAGAAGTTATGGCAGATACCATAGAATATCTGTAAAACCTACTGGTAACTGGACAACAGCTATGGCGGTAGATGTAGACTTTAAACCCCAAGGAAATAGGTAATGTTCAGAACTTTACCGTATCAGGGTGGTGAGCCTAGAAATGTATCTGAAGTAGTTAATAACGCAATGAACGGAAAGACTAATAACGTGGGTACAGTAACACTAACAGCCTCTACAACTACCACAACCATTACCGATGAAAGACTAGGTTTTGATAGCGTAATTTTATTATCACCGCTTACGGCAAACGCAGCAGCACAAGCACCTTATGTTTCTACTAAAGCAAAGGGTAGTGCGGTGATTACACATACCAGCGTTGTATCTACAGACCTAGATTTTGATTATATTATCGTAGGATAAGTGATAAAATATAGCTTTACCTTGCAGACATAAATTATGAAACTATATATTGTACCAACTAATCATGTGCAGCAATATTGGCATCTAGCTGAACCATTACTACAACTAGCATTAGACAAGGGTAATGGTGAGTTTACTGCTGACCAATTAAAACTATTAGTCATACAAGGACAACAACAACTGTTGATGTTGATGGATGAAGATAAATGCTATTGTGCATTTACTGTTCAATGGATTAACTTTCCAAACGAACGAGTAGCTTATATTACTTATATGGGCGGAAGGAATACTAAAGCAGGCTTTGAAGATTTTAAAGTTTGGGTTAAAAATCATGGTGGAAACTGTATTCAAGGTTCTACTAAATACGAAAGTATAGTTAAGTTATTTAACAGGCTATACGGATATGAAAAGAAATATACGTTAATGGAACTTCGGATATAAAATTATAATAACTAATAAGGGAACAACTATGAAATTCTTACCAACCGCTTTTAAAATCTGGTTATTAAAACTACTCTATAAAGACATTGCGTCTTTAGGGTATGGTGGAGATACGGAACTCGCACATATAAATAAATGGGAATCTAATTTACTTATGGCTCATGGTGGTTCTGGGACTCTCAATGCCACAACTGGATTAAGAGAATATAAAGGCGGTAGTCCGCAACAACAAACAACTACATCTGAAATTGACCCAATGCTAAAACCCTATATAAGCTACGGGCTCGATGAAGCGAAAAACTTATACGAAGCAGGTGCTCCCGACTACTATCCTGGTGATACTTACATTCCAGCGTCATCTACTACTACATCTGCATTAGATGCTATTCAGTCAAGGGCATTGGGTGGAAATCCATTACTACCTGCAGCACAAGCTCAACAATTAGGCTCTATACGAGGTGATTATTTATCAGCAGGTAATCCTTACTTTTCACAAATGATGTCATCAGCAGCAAAGCCAGTTATATCAGAATATAACAAAGCCACACAAAACCTTAATAGCACTGCATCACAAGCAGGAAGATATGGCTCAAATGCTCAAGCACAAATGCAATCAGATGCTACGACTAACCTAGCAGACGCATTAAGCCGACAAGGAGCTCAATTAGCATACCAAAACTACGGTCAAGAAAGGGGATTTCAAAACCAAGCAGTCGCTAACGCTCCACAATTAGCACAAGCTGATTACGGTGATATACAACAATTAATGAATGTTGGTAAAGTACAAGAGGACTATTCAAGACAAGCACTAGACTCTGATATTAACAGGTATCAGTATGGTGCTAACGCTCCACAACAACAGTTAGGTAGCTATTTAAGTGCAGCCTATGGTGCTCCTGCTCCTATTAACAGTACGACTACCACTTCAGGAGGTGGAAAGTAATGGCTTTTCAATTTGCAATTCCCATAGCAACTACTATTGGTGGTTATGCTATAGATAAAATGATGGGCGGTAGTGGAATGACTGGTGCAGGTGTTGGTCTTTCTGCTGGCACAATGGGTGCTGATGGTGGCAAAGGTGCTGCAACAGGAGCAGCAACTACTGCTGGGGGTACAACACCAGCATTATTAGCGTCAACAAATGCGGCAGGACAAGCAACATATGGAGGAGCAGTATTGCCTGGAGCCTTCGATGCGTTATCATTAGGCGCAGGAGGTTATGATGCAACTGCTGGATTAAACTCTTTAAACGCTGGTTCTAATCTTATGAGTGCAGGGAATAATGTTGCTTCAGCATCTAACGCATTTACGTTACCGAGCGAAGTTAGCAATGTATTTGATACAGGCAAAGAATACGCTGGCAAAGCATATGATTATGTAGCTGAAGGTTTAGATGGTATGTCTTTTTCAGACAAATTAAATGCAGGAGCAATGGGGTATCAAGCATTAGGGCAATCAGACCCAGCTATGCAAAGAGTAACTAATGGTGAAATGCTACAGTCACAATATCAAAAGCCTACTGATGGATTATTAGATATATCAGTTTCAGAACCAAGTGGTTCTACAATGACACGAAATGAATTAACTCCAGAACAATTAGCAATGTTAGGTTTATTATAAGGAAAAATTATGGCATTTAACCCACTAGATTACTTAAAAGATTTAGTACCGCAAAATACGAATATGTTTGGAGCATCCCCTAACGCTAATTTAAAACAAATGGCAGAAATGGGATTGTTAGGCGACATGGATTACACAGATATGTTGAAAAAAGCAAATAAACAGTCTATATTTCAAGGTCTATTAAACACTGGGTTAAGCTATGCAGCACAACCTAAAAATCAAGGCTACGGAAGTATATTTCCTTATTTAGCAAAAGCTGGATTAGCTGGTGTACAAGCAGCTCAAAGTCCTTACGACCAACTTACTCAAAATGCAATGACTTCCGCTAAATTACAGGAAATGAAACGAGCTAAAGATAAAGAGGCCTTAAAAGATAAATTCCTGTCTACATGGGGTCAAGATAATACAGGTAATATGAGGGTAAATGGAGACCAAATGGTTAATGTTGCTTCACAAGGATATGCAACAGGACAAGATTATGGTGTTGGCTCTAGCTTAATGGGAGCAAGAAATGCTCCAAACCCAATGAATATTGTTTCACCAAATTTTAATACTAATCAATCATCTATTCAATCATTACTAGACAATCAATTATTAGGGACAGACCCAGAAAGTTTCTTATTAGACAATAATAATTTAGAACAACAAATGGTAGGTAGCTTTGACTCTATGAAAGCTATAGATGATGCAGTAGCTAACGGAGCATTAGAATTAAAAGATGCTTTAGCTATGAAGGCTAGTATTGCTACATCTAAAGCAGATGAAGTTATGGCAGTAGACACAGATAAAGATGTTATAAGCAAATCTACTGGTAATATAATTCGAGAAGGAAAAAACAACAAATCACAAGTTTTATCTGAAGCTGGATTACAAAATTTTGAAAAAAATCAAGGATATGAAAAAGGATTTTATCCTAGAGCTGACGCAAATGGAAATCCATACATTTATCAATTTAACAAAGATGGAAAACTTGATGTTACCGACATAGGTGGAAATAAAGGATTTTCATTTACTTTAAACGACAAAAAAGACCAAGGTTTAAGTGAGGTGGCAATAAAAGATTTAGTTTCTTTAAGAGATGACCATACCAGAGCAAGAAAAAATCTCCCTAAAATTGATGGTATTGTTACTGCTTTAATTAAAGATAAAATGGGGTTAGATGCAGGAGTTTATACTGGAGCTTTTGCTAATTTCAAACTAGAGGCAGACAAATTTCAAGCTGCCGTTAGAAACATTAAAGAAAAAAATCCTACTATTCCAAATACAGAAATATTAGACATGGCGTTAAATTCTGATGTGTTTCCTCTTATTAAAGAGCTAGGCATTGGAGCTAAAGGGATGGATACTCCAACAGAAAGAGAGTTCTTAATTCAATCTATGGTTGGTTCAAAAACAATGTCATCCGAGGCTTTATTGCAGGCAACATTAACTAGAAGAGGTAGGCTTATAAGCACCGCTAGAGAATTTAATGAAAGTTCAGGTAGTGATTTATATCAAAGGGCAACTAAACAAGGAGTTAGAGGTTTAGATAAAAAATATCAAATGAGTGAGGAAATGTTGCGTGGCCCATTAATTGATGTTTCAACATATAACGGTGAAAAAGTAGAATTTAATGGCAAGAAAATTTATAAATATGCTGACGGAACAATGGTTTGGGCGGAAACAGGCGAAATAGCATATAAACCAAAAGGATATTAACATGGGATTACCACTTTTATCAGATGAAGAAGCAGGCAAGTTAATACCTTATGACATAAATATAGATGTTAATGAAGCACAAGCTAACCTAGTCAAAGAAAAACTATATCCAACAGATGGTGCTACAGCAGAAACTACCAATAATTCCAATTTACTAAACGCTAATGATTTACTAAATTTAAAGTCTGACTCACCTCAAGATGAAGAAAGAATAGTAGAGCCTTGGATGAAAAAGTTACCAAGTGAAGAATATTCTCCATTAGAAAGTGCTGGATATGGAGCAATAAACTTTTTACCTTCTGCAGGTAATGCCGCAGCTAATTTGGCTGTTGCTGCTTACAATCCAGTTGATACTATGAGTAGTATAATTGATTTAATAGGTGGGTATGCGAACAAAGCATTACCAGAAGCATTTATAGAAAAACAAAATCAAAAACTTAAATCTGAAGCAGAAAATATTTTTAAAAAAAGAGATTTATATCTGCAACAAGCAGAAAAGTTTGAGGTGGATGGGAATAAATCAGCTGCAAAACGATATAGAAAATTTGCATCTGAATCAGCTATAGATGCAGGGGAAATGACAGATAGAGTATTAAGGCAAACAAATACAGCAGATACAGTCAATAAATTTTACAAAGAAAGATATGGTAGTTTGGATGGTTTTAAAAAAGCTATTGCCGAAGACCCAGCTATGGTTTTGTTAGACATTACAACAGTATTAAGAGGTGGTGCAGGGTTAAGGATACCTAAAGTATCTCCCGTTTTATCAAAAACAGCAAGTATTTTAGAAACACCTATTAGGGCTACAGGAAAAGCAATAGGAACAACAGCTAAATTTGGTGTAGACCTAACTAAAAATGCACTTGATATTATTGGCCCAAAAGTTGGGTTAGAAACTTTAAGTCAAGCATGGAAATCTGGACTATCAAAGAATGAAACATTTATTAATAATATGAATAAGCCAGAAATTTATGCGACAGATGTTGTAGATAAAGTTAAAAGAATTTTAAACGATATGAAGATTGAAAAAAACAAAGCATACAATGATAAAATGGCTGAATTAAAGACAACAGAGTCTAGTATTTCTTTTAATCTTATAGACGAGGCTATGCAAAATCTTTATGATTCCAAAGTAAAATATAAAACTAATAAACCTAACCCAGAAAGACTAAAAAGATGGCAAGAAATAAAAGACAAAATTAATGAATACAAAAAGAATGGGTTAAATAAACCAGATGATTTTGACCAACTAAAGCAAGATATTAATACCATTAATGATGACCTGCAATTTGGAAGTCAAGATAAAACTATATTTGACCCAATACAAAGAACTGTTAGGGAGGCTATTAATAAAGATGCTCCTGTGTACGCAGAAATAATGAGCGATTACATGGATGCTACATTACAAATACAAGAACTAGACAGAACCTTTAGTTTAAATAAAGGTAGAACTGGTAAAACTGACCAAGCATTACGAAAACTACAATCAATATTTAGAAATAACTCCAACACCAATTACGGAGCTAGAATTGGGAATATACAAGCTATCGTAGACAGAAATCCAGACATTATGCCTGCTCTTGCAGGACAAATGATGAGTTCTGATTTACCCAGAGGTTTGGATAGTTTAATTCCTAAAGGAGCAGGTGTAGGAATGATGGCAACCGCAACCGCAGGACTATATAACCCTTGGATGATACCACTTATGTTATCTCAATCTCCTAAATTAATGGGGAATATTTTATATAAAGCTGGTTCTGGATTAAGGTCTTTGGATGATATAGCAGGAAATATGCCTACGACAGCATTAGACTTTACAGGGGGGATAGCTAAAACATTGAATAATAAAAACACATTAAGACCTGCATCTTTACTAGACTCATTAGATGCAAACAAAACATTTGAAAAAGAATTAAGAGAAAGGGCTAAAAAAGAAATAGGATTATTATTTTGAACACCATAAACCCAGTAGAATTTGGTAAGATGAAAGAACAAATCAACCACCTACAACACACACAAGATGAGTTACAAAAAGATATGAAGGCAATCCTAGCTCTAGCTAATCAAGGTAAAGGTGGCTTCTGGATGGGTATGGCAATCGCATCATTTATCGGAGGCATAGTATCTGTATTAATTAAAGGATGGGTACAATGAAAGAGCATGTTCTTATTGCCTGTTTTGCAGTAGTGTTGTTATGGAGCTACTGCTATGTACTACTTAACTAAACTATGCGCCAAGCCAGTGGTAACGCTTTTAACGCTAA